TTTAATCCTGTCATGTTAAAAGTTGATTAAAACTTTTTAACAGTCTCTATTTCAATAATAGAGACCCACCTGGTCTTGATGTCTGCGGACACAGGACGCCCTGCACGTTGAAGATGATTCTTGTCGGCAAATGGCAAATCGCCGCGTTTTAAGAACCACTTCATAAGCGCACCGCTACCCTCCAGTCGATCAGAAGGTAAACGGTGGGAGACCACGCAACCCTTGATAAGGGGAAGCTGGTATGGTCCTCCAATGGAATCTGCCCAAATAGGGTTATGACTCCATCGCCCCAGAACGGGAGAATTTCTCGGTATCTCTGGAAAGTGGGGAAGAACCTTCACTAAGATATCGTCAAGATATTGAACTGATCGTTCATAACCCGCCTCAAAGAGGAGGTTTCTGAGACTCACAGTAGAAATTATCTCGTCAACGTGTTTGCGCGATGAAGGAAAATTACGACGGACTCGGACAGGTGTAATCATCCGGCCATCATAATAATCCCCACCACAAGACTCTCTGAATTTACCATTCCAGAAAGACTTGCCAGAGTTCACCTTAAGGCCAAAAGCCTCAAGATGTTCTATCACGCTTTCCACCATTTCCACAGGAACAATTATATCATCCCCGTAGACGCGTACCCGACCTACAAACGAATTAATAGTGTTTGTGGTCAACCGGCGTTTAAGCACTTTCTCTATGGCTAAGAAGACTATTGTCGAAAAGACTAGGCCTTCCGCCATAAAACAAAGCGCCGAACCCATAGACGCAAACTTGGCCAAACGGATAACTCCGTGACCAGGAACGTCAGCGGTCCTACTACGCGTCGCATCGAAAGCCTCATGCAAATGGGGCCAGTTGTGCAACATGTTTCGAACGAGCTGATTGGAAACTCTATCAGAGGCTTCACTAAGATCTAGTGTCGCCAGGGACCCATCTTGGGATCCCCGTCTCGCCAGGAGCCGATTAGGCTCCTGACTCGAATCTCCGAGGATAGCATTAAGGTTATCATCCCTCAATACTAATTCCTTCATCGCTTCTAGAACCGCTTGCTGCATATATTGCATATGCGTAGGCTCTATAGCAATAATTCTAGGAGTCTTCAACGTTTTAGGAACTGCAACTACCCTTACGGGCAGCTCAGATCCAGGTTCAATGTGTTGAGAGTGTTGGTAAGATTTATACCAACCAACATTTGGGAAGGCATTTTCTCCAAAAGGAAATAGCCCTTCCAGCCTGTCCGTCCACTCCATATCGGAGTATTTGGAATTAGCACTAAGCTTCTCAGCTGTAGTGCCAGGCCCATGCTTTGGGATTAGCTCTCCAAGCCAGATCATACGATCTAGCTCAGAGAACATTCCTTTAAAAAGCAAGGAGCTGATTCGCCTAAAATCATCCATTAAAGATGACGATAGGTTAGAATCAGATGATCTCAACTCATTTTCACATTGGATATACCCGTCCATAGCTTTCGCGAGCCTTGCATCACTGCAGGGTTCGAGAATTTTACCATACAACAAGGTAACTTGATGCACAGCAAAAATTGCATCTATAGATGGATCATCCAATAAACGACCAGTCTCGCGATCGAACACAAGCTCAAGGAAACCCCCGAGAAATCGAGGGAGACCTCTCCATCGGCGAAATCCACCGAAGGAAGTGTGAGCCACAAAGCCAAGGTCAAGACTTTTTTGGAAGTCTTTTCCAAAGCTAGGTAGGGTTATCGCTAAAAATGATAACCCTTCGTGTTCTACTCGAGCCGTGATAGTTTCTTCATCACGACTGGTACTGATGTGACATCGATTCCCCAGATCTTGGAGAATCAGGTGCGAGAATACAGTCAGGCTTTTCATCCTTGCTCCTAACAGAGCTATGGATCCTTAGCTTGACTTTCCCGGCTTCCTAATCTTCTTTCCTTTAGTCTTTCGACGACGGGAAAGAAGCGTCCACCTTTTTGTAAAGAGAACTAGTAAGTAGGCCAATGAAGAAAGAAACACTTCATATAGGCTGTCCGACTTAATTCTCCCCTCCAAGTAGCTTAGCGACATTTGCGCCGCTAGTGTCAGTCAACCACTTCGTCAGACCAGCAACAACGGCCTGACGCTCCGCGATGGTATAGCCCACAACGGGCTCATCGACGACCACATAAGCGGTCATGGAGTACTTCTGATTCACAGAAGTAAGGGGATCAGCTGCAATCTTGGAGTGTTCCATCCGGGCGATGCGTCGATTCCTCTTGCCATAGGCATTAGAAATCTTAACGACAACCGTCGAGTCAGCGCTGGTAAAAACTCCAGAATTGACTCCGCTGCTAGTTCGCGGAAGCGAAGTAGCAACGCCGGAAATGGTAATGGACTGAGGATCGGTATAAGCCATAGCGGTATCCTTCGACTTTAATATTTAATTATTATTAAGTTGTAGGCCCGTACGGATGTACGAACCTTAGAGAATCTTGCTTCATTAAGGCAAGATGTTGGCACCCTTAGTTAAACCAAGTGCACCAAGAATGGCCCATCTCTTTACGGAAAAACCGCTAGGATCTAGACCAAAACCATATGGAGTCCCTCTCACGCGTTCTTTGGTCTCTCGACCAAAAACGGTAGTGATAGGCCCCGTTTTAGCGCCACCTTGAAAAGTGACGCCATCGGAGACGGTCAGCTGCTGAAATTCGACAGAGTGTCGCATTAAGTAGCCGTACCGCATGACAAGACCGTCTGACCCTAGGCTTGAAGCGTTAGAGATAATATCTCCAACGTTCCAGACCCAATCGGTCAGCCAAGACCACGGAGTCAGTTCCCATAAAACACTAGGTGTCAATCTAGTGCCGAGGAGGCGATTTGCCTCGGCCTCGATGCGCTCCACTCTTCCAAACATAGTATCATCCATGTTGAGAAGGTAAGAGTAAGCACCAGAGAAGGTATACGTCTCTCGACGCACCGTCTCGACCCGAACTGGCCTACCATACGAGCCATCTGCCAAGAAATTGGTTGATAGCCCGGTAATGTTCGCTTGCCCAGCTGACGGTGTATACGTCGATGAAGATGACGTAACAATATCAGGAAGAGTGAGCTTACGTCTTACAACACGTCCAGAATCGCGCTTATACTGCTTAATAATTGCCGCTGAATTACTAACGGCTTTAGCAGCATCTTGGATATCCTTCACAAAGGGCAGCCATCCAAACTGAACATTAAGATATTCACTCCCAAGGGAGTTAAAATATCTTGCTCGGTCTTGGAATAGCGATGCACCAATGAAGGCTGGAAGCATTTGAACAGCTTCCCCAAGAAAAGTCGCGAGACTCGCAGAAGATTGGGTTGGAATAGTCGCCCTAATCATTTCAGCTCCCTTAGTAGATATTTCATTACTACTAAGGCGCTTGATGGTAGGGAAACGCCAATCTGATGAGGAAGAACCCACATAAGGAATAAGTGGGCCTTTCCAATAATCCTTAGTAGTAGGCGTAATCCATCTAAATGTATTCCATTTTGGATGGGATAGCCTGATCCACGTCTTCGTTGTGAAGAATGGATGACCGGAGTCATAACGGGGATTAGCCTCGGTGAAACCATTTCTGGTTACATCGACAAACTCCTCCCTGGCTTCGGTACTCAGAGGATCTTCGACAGGAGACGAACGATAAGAAGTTGTCTCTTGAGACGTGAAGGACTTTTCCGGAACCCCGTCTGGATATGATTTACTCCAGTTAGGGAAATAAGGTTCAGTCCTTGTTTCATAAAAGATATCTTGTGAAAGATATCGTTTCTGAGTCTTGTAAGTACCCATGGTCTTTCCATATGGTAATAGGAGTAATGAACTCCTGTGGCAGCGGTTGTGTGCACTGCTAAAAGCACACCACCACAAATAGGACGTGGAAGCAAGGAAAACTCGCCGACATCATGTGCCAGGGGGCCCCTG